TTACTTTCTTCAAAGTCGTCTACAGACGTCACACCAACTTTGCCATGGAATCCATTGAACAAACTTTCAATGGTTCCGTTGCCCTCGGTCGCCGTGTTACTGCTACCATCAGCCGTAACGGTGATTTAATCAAAGACATGTGGCTTGAATGTGAATTCGCTGCTACCAACCTTGATCATGCTGTCTATGGTCTTGGTAATGCTATGGTTAAACAAGTTGAAGTTGAAATCGGTGGTCAACTCATCGACAGACAATATGGTGAATGGATGAACATCTGGACCGAACTTTCTACTCCAGAAGGTAAACGTATTGGTTATGATGAAATGGTTGGTAACACTTCCCGTCTTTCCGCCACTGCTACTGACAGTGCTACTACTCCAGAAAGACGTCTCGACGTCCCACTTCAATTCTGGTTCAACCGCAACCCAGGACTTGCTCTTCCACTCATTGCCCTCCAATACCATGAAGTCAAACTTAACCTTGACTTAGAAGCTGCTGGTAAACTTTCTCGTGATGTTTCCGAAACTGTTACCCTTAGCACATGCAAACTCTACGTTGATTACATCTACCTTGATACTGATGAACGTAGACGCTTCGCTCAAGTTTCTCACGAATACTTAATTGAACAAGTTCAATTCACTGGTGATGAAAGCATTACTCAAGGTAGCACCAAACGTGTTGACCTCAGCTTCAACCATCCAGTCAAAGAACTTATCTGGGTTGCTCAATCAACTGCTCAAGCTCGCAGTGGTACTGATGGTAACGAACCTTGCCAATTCCAAGCTATGTACGCTGCCGGTCAAACTTCAACTACCAAACTCCAACTTAATGGTCACGATAGATTTACTGAACGCCGCAATGAATACTTCGCTCGTGTCCAACCATTCAAACATCATACACATGGTCCACGTGCTAACCGCAAATTAGCTCTTGCTGCTTACAAAGACCCAGATACCGATACCGCTGCTTATGATGAAACATTACTTTCACTTGTTGAAGATAACTCTCAACACATCAATGTCTACTCATTCGCTCTTAACCCAGAAGAACACCAACCATCTGGTACCTGCAACTTCTCTCGTATTGATAACGCTACCCTTGTCCTTACTAACCCACGTTGCGCTACTGGTACCCTCAAAGTTTTCGCTGTTAACTACAACGTCCTCCGTATCATGAGTGGTATGGGAGGCCTTGCATACAGTAACTAATTTTTCTTTATGCGAGTTTTTCATTTTTGTATATTTTCAATTATCAAAATAAAAAAATAATTATACTATATTTTTAAAATATTACTAATTTTTACATTTTAAATATTTATTATGTCTTTTGAATTTTTAAATTCTATATATAGGTAATAAATACATATACGTAATAAATATATATACGTAATACACATACAAAACATTACATCTATGTAATAATTACTTAAATATAATGTACTAAAATTATAACATTTTTTTAAACTATATTTACCACTAAATATTGTAGTTATAATATATATAGTTATTAGTGTATTTTATAATATAAAAAATATTACATAACAAAAAAAAGTTTATTTGTTGATAATAAATCTTATTCTCGTAAATTAATTAATCTCGTAATCTAAATAAAATTTAATAACCTATAATAATGGGAGGTGGTCTTATGCAACTCGTCGCCTATGGCGCTCAAGATATTTACCTTACTGGTAACCCACAAATTACTTTCTTCAAAGTAGTTTACCGTCGTCACACTAACTTTGCCATGGAATCTATTGAACAAACTTTCAATGGTGATGTTAGCCTTGGTAAACGTGTCACTGCTACTATCTCACGTAACGGTGATTTAATCAAAGACATGTGGCTTGAATGCGTTTTCTCTGATGCCAATGCCACATATGGTCTTGGTAATGCTCTTGTTAAACAAGTTGAAGTAGAAATTGGTGGACAACTTATTGACCGTCAATATGGTGAATGGATGAACATCTGGACCGAACTTTCTACTCCAGAAGGTAAACGCGATGTTTATGATGAAATGGTTGGTAATCAAACTACCACAGCTAACTGCAAAACTAACATTGATGTTCCACTTCAATTCTGGTTCAACCGCAACCCAGGTCTTGCTCTTCCACTTATTGCTCTTCAATACCACGAAGTTAAACTTAACCTTGACTTAGAAACTGGTGCTAACCTTGGTGGTGGTGCTACTTTAACTACATGCAAATTATATGTTGATTACATCTACCTTGATACTGATGAACGTAGACGTTTCGCCCAAGTTTCACACGAATACCTCATTGAACAAGTTCAATTCACTGGTGATGAATCTTTAACTGCTGGTACTGGTAAACGTGTTGACCTCAGCTTCAACCACCCAGTCAAAGAACTCATCTGGGTTGCTCATGATGGTAACTCATATGGTCGTGGTTCTGGTCTCGCTCCATGCCAATTCGCCCAAATGAACTTCACTGCCGCTAAATTACAACTCAATGGTCATGATAGATTTACTGCTCGTCGCCCAGAATATTTCCTCAATGTCCAAACTTACAAACATCACTCACACGGTCCACGTGCTAACCGTAATGTTGGCGTTGCTGGTAACAGTACTCAAACTCACCAACAATTTATCTATGCTTACTCATTTGCCCTTAACCCAGAAGAACACCAACCATCTGGAACTTGCAACTTCTCTCGCATTGATAATGCCACTCTTGTTCTTGAAGGTTCATCTATTGCTACATACGACGGTACCCTCAAAGTATTCGCTGTTAACTACAACGTCCTCCGTATCATGAGTGGTATGGGTGGTCTTGCCTACAGCAACTAAACGCTCTTTATGCGAGTTTTTCATTTTTGTATATTTTTCAATTTAAAGAAAATTGATTTAATAACTTTAAATTAAATTTAAAATATTTATCCACATATTATACTATCATAATATCAATACTATCATAATGTCATTAGAACAATACATTATTGAAAACAATTTAACTATATTAAAAGAATATGACGGTCATATTAAATCTAATGGTAAATCCGCAAATGAAGAACGTAATAAATATTATTTAGTTAAAGATAATAATATTGATAATTTATCTAATGATACACTAGAACAACAAAATACACACAAACCACACAAACTGCACAAACCACAAAATAAATATTATATAATGGAATGTCATAAAAATGATAATTCAACTATATATTTCAAATTTGATAAATTATCCCTACCACAAGTATTAACAGTATATGATAATTGCAATCCTACATGGTTTCAATCAGGAAATGGATATATAATTACGCATATTAAATATAAAGGGCAAAATACTTGTATTAATTTACATCAGTATTTAATGAATTATTATGGACAAAAAAAATCAGTTATTAAAAATGAATGTAATGATTATACTACTAAAAATCATTCAGTTGACCACATTAACAGAAATCCTCTAGATAATAGAATATCCAACCTACGTATTATTAATCAATCACATCAAAATCATAATCAAAAAGACCGTGATCGTGGAACTAACCTAGCAACAGATTTCCAACAACTAAAACAATATATTCCTAAAAATATATATTATAGAAAACAATCTACAGATGCTAAAGGTCTTACACACGGAGAACATTTTGAAGTGGAAATTAAATTCACCACACCTGATAATACTAAACACCGTATGCGTCGTAAAACTACCAAATCACAAGAAACACAATTACCATATAAGTTAATTCAAGCTATTAAAATTAAATACCAAATTATCTATGAATCTAAACCTTTACAAAACTATCTAGATATATTTTCACAAAATGATTTAGATAAATATACGCAAGAAACTAAAGATGATATTACTTCTATTTCACAAACTTACAATATTGCGAATTGTCCTCAATTGCTAGACCTCCATAATAGTGAAATTAAATTTAATAAAAAACTTGAAAAATTAAAATGTCCTCATTGTGAAAAATTACTTACAGGTAAATCTAGTCTTAATAGACATATTACTACTAAACATACTACTATTAAAAATTCACTCTCCTAAATTTTATTCATATAATTTAAATATAAAATGTATCTAGATAATTTTTTTATTATTATAATAACTAAAAAAAATATTATAATTATATAAAAATGACAATATTATACTCTAAAAAAAAACTTAGTAAATTACAAAGTCGTAAAACTTTAAAAAAATCAAACACTAAATCAAGAAATAAAGATTTAAATGTAAATACTTTTACTAATAAATTTGGTAATGTTAATATTAATTTTACTACATATAACCAAGGTAAATTAGAATCAACTAGTAATTACAAAGTTATAAGTATGTGTTATTTCATTATGGAGAATTCAACCGAATTACAAAAATATAAAAAATATCTTAAAGGATTGAATAATTTAATAGAAACTGTAAAAAAATCATTACCTAATTATAAAATACGTATTTATTGTGATAAACCAGCATTTGCTAAATTAGATAACTATTTAACTGATAATAAAGTTGAAATATTTGTATTTAATATTCCTGTATTTTATAGTAATCCTAATAGCAATAAAGGATATCATAAAGGATATATTGGAACATTACTACGTTATTTTCCAGCTTTTAATATTCCAGAACATAAAGTAGACACAATGGTATCCGTTGATATTGATAATGCATTAACACATGAATTACAAAAATTAATTAAATATAAACTTCCAAATATTAATATGGTTGTTTATTCACATACTTGTTATCACGTTGGCGTTAGATTTGAAAATATGGGTAGATTAGATTATTCTATGATAGGAAATTTAATTTGTGTTAACACTAAAAAAATATGCTTTCCTAAGTATTTACTAGATGAGTTTTTAAATGATTATTTATTACACAATAATCTACATTATGAAACATATCTCAAATTATTCCTTAATTATAAATATAAACCTGAATTTGAACTTCCACAATTTGAAGAACAAAAAGAAACTAAACACATTAAAGATATTAACATTGCTAAATTTGTATATGGTGTTGATGAATATTTTTTAAATAATCAAATACGTAGATATTTAATGTTAAATAATATATCAATATATTATTACCCATTTACGTCTCAATTAACTAGAGTATTTACTTATTTAATAATTGCTATATATTTTTCTAATAATGTACAATTAAATAAAGACTTTGCTAAGTTATTTAAAAAATATTTAACAGTATTTCCTTATAATATAAAGCAATACCCTATAACTGATGAAAATGATATAAAACAATATTATAAAAATAATTATTACTTATCTCTTGGTTTTAGAAAAATTCAATCTATAAGTAATAAAAAAACATATAATGAAAAATTCAATAAAATAAATAAAGAAGTCTATGCTCTTGTGCAAAAATATTTTAAAGAATTAGGATATGTTAAAAGACCTGGTAATTTTACTTGTGTTAAATATGGATTATTACATAATTATAATTCTTATTTACAACCTATTAAAATTAAATATACTTTCAAAAATACATCCTTTGTATCACCTAAACTAATTTATTTAGAAGAAGGGAATATTAAAGATTTAAATATTAATATACCTAAAGTTATACGTTATGTTAAATCTAAACAATTTATAAATTTCAAAAAATAATACTAAGTTATCTAAATGAATTACTACTAAACTTAAAATATAAAAACTTATCTAGATAGTTTATAAACTATCTCCTCCTAGACATAGGGATATAACTTAAATCTAACTTATTAAAGACATCACGTTCATTAAGATTTTTTAATTCTTTTTCTGTAAATACAGATTTACCAGTAAATGTATTATATAACCCAGTTTCATTTAATAACATACCCATCTCTTTAACCCGTTGTCTCATTACTTGATTAAAATCACCTCCGGATGTAAAAAAGAGACGACCAAATACTTCTGCAGATTTAGGGAGCAATCTAATATCCAAGTGACGAGCACATTTACCCTTACCCTTACCATTACTTCCTCCTCCTGAAATAATACACATCAACATTCCAAATCCTTGTGAAAGGACTTCTAATATTATACCTGCTTCTTTAAGTGCTTCTACTATATTAGATATTACAGATCCACCGTCCTTTTTAAGGTTGTCTTTTGATTTAATTTTGTTGGAAAATATAAGTATATCTATGTCTTTACTTTCCATCTTACCACTTGGA